TTAAGTAGTTTGAATCGCATCATATATCCCTTCTTTTTTTAATTTGATTAAGGTTGTTAATAGTTGAATTATGAATGGTTTAAGATAAGCATCCCGACCAATTAAAGGAAATTGATTTTCATCAATAACAATTCGATTTCCATCTTTGTATAATTTAACAGTTACATATTTAGGACAATTTTGTGCTTCATAAGGAAATTCAAATTGTATATGAGACATTTTACCATGACTCTGGTATAATTCGTCCACTGTTGAGATTGATGTATCATTAGCTGGATCAATTTCATAAGAAACCTTTTTAGTAGAATCTCCGTTCTTTTCTATACGTTCTAACTTCGCAGCAGTCCATTTGTATTCCTTTTTTATGGTTCTAATCAACTTATCGTCTATTCTAAAAGTTGAGGTTTTAAAGTTAAGAGATTCGACCAAAGTTTTTACGCTTCCTTTAGCATCCTCTTCACTTGATGTTCCAAATTTCATAATTAAATGACTGTTTTCTGTAATCATAATGGAAGATTTAATAAAGTATTGATGTTTTCTTCTGGTTGATTCAATGTTTCCGTTAGTAAATTTCGTTTCATTAAAATATCCCAGGCTTCCCTGTGAAGCACAGTAACTGTTAATAAAATTAATTCCTTCAATGTTTTCAGTTGAAGTATTTATAAAGCCTTCTCCTGTAATTATACCATTGGTATCATATGTAGCAGTTTTGAGTGACATAATTCCTTTGAATTTTTCTAAAAGTAAATTACCATCTTCAGTAAAAAATAGATTTAACTGTTCCGCTGTATCTAATGTGTAAATGTTTAAAAATAACACTAACTTTTTCTCTCCCTACATTGAATAATGTAAAAATGTAAATTTATTTAAATATTAACGCTCATAGTTATTAGTATAGAGTTTTAATAATTTTATCCTAAAATTTAAGTTTAGAGGAACATTTAACCATCATTAGGTTAAATAAATACACGCATCATGGCGTGCATTTATTGTGTAGAATATTTAATCAAATTTGTTTATCCTCATGTTTACGGTTTTTTTCTTTATTTTTAATGAAATCCCAAAATTGTCTAAGTTCTTCTTGTTTATCAGGTGAAGCATCTTTGATGTCTTTGAACCAAAGTCCTAGTTCAGGATCGCTAAGTGTCTTTTCTAAATTGTGATTTATTTCATTTTTTTTAGTAAGGACAGATTCGTCACTAAGGAGAAAATCTACAGAAACACTAAAAAAGTTTGCAATTTCAAGTAAACGTGATTTTCTTGGTAAACGATCATCACTATTTTCGTAATGTGTGATAGAAGAACGAGGGATGTTTAGTTTAGCCGCTAATTCTTCTTGGGATAGTCCTCTAGACTCTCTAAGTTCTTTTAATTTCGCAGAAAATGCCAAATCAATCCCTCCTTTATAGATAAAATTTTAACATGATATGTTCGTAAAAAAAACAGTGCGAAAAACGCACATTTTAATTGACATGTTCGTTTAATGAACGTATTATATGTTTATAAGGTGCGAAAAACGCACATAAGGGTGGTGAGAAATTGAATAATATAACCAATGTAAGAAAAGAAAAAGGTATAACCCAAGAGGGTTTAGCATTAAAAGTTGGAATAACGAGAGCATATCTTTCAAATTTAGAGAATGGAAAACATAAACCATCTTTAGACGTAGCATTAAAAATTGCAGAAATATTAGAAAATTCAGTTGAAAAAATTTTTAAATAAATAGTGCGAAAAACGCACGTCGGATGAGAAAGCAGGTGAGAAAATGCCATCAACTAACATGGCAGTACCAACAGATTCGTCGCATAAACATATAAAAAGCACTTCAAGAGGTGACACCATGAGCCAACAAGAAGAATATGCGGCGACTTATGAATTTGGAAAAACGAAAGTTCATGTTGTGGCTCCTGAGCCAAAATCACAAAAGGACATCGATAAAATCCGTCAAGCATATTACAAGGCTGGTTGGGCCATCATCAAAGAAATACAAGTGAAAGAAAACATTGAGGAATAGTTCCTCTCTTTTTACATGAATAATAGACAAGTTACATATGTACTAAATTCATTGTAACCATTCGAAAACTAAATATGGAGGCGAACAGATATGGGAACAAGCATATACTGCAATTCAGCAATAGGGGAATTACTACAGAATGCTAGAGAATGTTGTGATAATGTTCAGCTGAAAACGAAGAAAGGGTTATCTAAGTACCTTGGTATTACACATGAAAGATTAACCCGAATTGAATCTGGACTTTCTAAACCAGAATTTGAGCTTGCTATGGATTGGTGCCATGCAACAGGAGCAAAGTTGAATCAACAAGCGATTAAACATATTTATGGTGTTGGATTACCGCCTACAGATCCACGTTTAACTCAAGATGTAAATCTACAATTGATGAACTACATTAAACAGGCTGAAGAGGGGATTGCGGCAGCGAAGGAAATCATGAACTTACAAGTTGCAACCAGGTCATGGAAGTTGGATGAAAAGAAGAAACATGAATACACAGTTCATGCAAAAGAAATCTTCGATACAATCCAAGCTACGCAATGTGTAGTACAAGCTCTTGAACAAGTACACTTTGGCATTATGGAACAAATACAAAGAAGTTGGTTGCAAAAGGCTATGGCGGAGAACGTTATTATTCAATCGGCGGATAGCTTAATGATTTTAACAAAGGTGCTGTAAAGGAGGAAGGAAAATGACAGTAGATTATAAGAAACCGAGTTTAAGAGAATATAAGGAATTAATTCGCTATGATGCAAAACTAACTGGTGAAATTAAAATAGCAGAATTACTTAATGAGGATTCAAAAACAGTTGAGTTAAAGCAAGAGAAGAAATTGTTGGGGATTCGAATCAAAATTATTGAAGCATCATTCATTTTGAAACATAAATGGGCAAAAGAAAAAGCTACCGCCTAGACAACAGTAGCTGACAATATATTTTACAAAATAATTATATCATTATATTAATTTTTTAGGTAAATTAATGAGCTTGTAGTTTCTACCATTAAATTTAAAGTGTACCAAAATAATAGATTTTTAATATTTTTATAAAAAATAGAAAAGTACTGTGCTTGTCGTTATGACCAGAAAGGAGATGTAATTCATGAACGATAAATACGATTGTCTTCATGATCTAGTTCTTCCGGGAGACTTTTCGTTTGCGGATAAACTTCATAACTGTATGGTTGCATGCGTTCATAACATGTTTCATGCAGAATCAACTGAAGAATCAAATCGCTGGGAAGAAGAACTGGAGAGATGTATGAAAGAATTTAAAATGCTTCGTGATACAAAAGAAGAACATGAGGCTTCGATGAGCTATCGTGTAGTGATTAAGGATTTAAGAACAAGGGGAGTTAATGCTTCATTGGTAACACGGAGAAAATAAAAAAATCTATCACTTGGCAGAGTGATAGAAAAATAGCTTTGCAAAAGATCTTAGGATTAATTATATCAAATTAGCATTCGTATAACAACGGGGTGTGTTGCATGCTTTTAGACAAGTCATTACATAGAGTGTTGCTGAATTCTAAAGTGTTTCAACAAGCAACATCAGAGCAACACCTAATTTACTTAGTAAAACAATATCTCAAAACAGGCTACAAGAATTATCGCTTATTACGTGTAGAGGACGGATTCGCGATATGTAAACGGGAGGATGAATAATATGGCAGTTTATAGACCAGTACATGTTTCATTTTGGCAGGATTCATTTGTTTTAGATCTTACACCGGAGGAGAAGTATTTCTACTTATATTTGATGACAAACAGTAAGACGTCTCAATCAGGAATCTATGAGCTTCCACTTCGTATCATTGAAACTGATACAGGATACAATCGCGAAACTGTTATGAAGCTATTAGAACGTTTTGCTGAGTACGGAAAAATTAATTACAACCAAAAAACAAAAGAGTTGTTCTTAATTAACTGGTTGAAATTCAATCCGATTAAAAATGTAAACATTGAAAAGTGTGTTTTAAAAGAGATTCAATCTGTGAAAGACCAGGATTTCTTAGTTGATTTCTATGAAACATGTTTGCAATTAGAGCGTGAACAAGATTTCAAAATCCCTCGTATTAAGGAGTATTTATCAGTCCGTTTGGAGGGGCTTATAAGGGGCTTCCAAGACCCTAGCAAGGAAGAAGAAAAAGAAAAAGAAGAAGAAAAAGAACAACAACAAGAAAAACGCGCAGGCGCGGAAGAAGTTGTTGAGGTTAATCCGATTTCTTTTTACGAACAAAACTTCGGACTGATTACACCTTTTATTGCAGATGGTATTCATGCATGGATAGATGATTTAAATGCAGAACTTGTTGTAAAAGCTATGGAAATCGCTTTAGAGAAAAATACAAGAAACATGAATTACGTAAATACAATTTTAAGAGATTGGCATCTTAAGGGATTGAAAACAATAACGGACGTTGAAGCAGCTGATAAAGCATTTCGTGATCAACGATTAGCAAAGGGACAGCAGCAAACTCAAGCACCTTATCAAAATAAAGGTTTATCAGCATCTACTCAAAACGTATTACAGCAGCAACAAGCATGGGAGCAGAACATTCCAACAGAAGAAGAACTTGCAGTACTTAATCAACAGAATGCGTGGTTGGCCCAATGAGCAACGATATGATTCGTAACGTAGAAGCTGAACAAAGTGTTTTAGGTAGCATTATCCAAGAAGGTGATTTAATTAAAGATTGTCAGCTAAAGGTAAAACAGTTTTCTTTACCAACGCACCAAGTGATTTTCAAGGCGATGAGAGAATTAGAGGATGCCGAGGTTCCGATAGATCTTGTTGCTCTCATGGGGAAATTTGAAGACAGTTTTATGAATCAAATTGGTGGTATTGCGTTCTTTGTAAACTTAACTGAAGTTGTTCCAACGACGAAAAATTTTTCGTATCACGAAGGTTTAATTATCGAAGCTTGGAAAATGAGACATGCTCAAGAGGTTGCTGGTAATTTATATAATCGTCTTCAGCAAGAAAGAGATATGAGTGCTATTAGTACTTCGATAGATGAGTTAAGCGCCATTGAGGAAACAGGTTATTCAGATGAGTTTAATTTAAAGGAAACCCTAGTTGATCTGTATAAGAACATGCAAATTGATGTAGGAGATTTAACCGGTATACCAACTGGTTATGACGACTTGAATAGAATGACAGCAGGGTTACAAGAAGGTGATTTAATCATTATCGGTGCCCGCCCTTCAATGGGGAAAACAGCATTTGTATTAAACATCGCTTTTCATGCAGCAAGCGCTCATACAGCAACAGGAATCTTTTCACTAGAGATGGGAGAAGAGCAGTTACTGAAACGTATGATTTCAAGTACTGGAAATATAGATGCTACGAAATTGAAGAATCCTAAGAAGCTATGTAATTTAAAGGATTGGGAAAAGATTAGTCAAGCGATGGGATTAATCAATGATTTGCCATTAGAAATTTATGATAAAGCAAATGTAACGATGCAAGAGATTTACGCAAAGGCTAGGAAACTAAAGCGTAAGTACCCTGATAAAAAGGTGTTAATTGCAATTGATTATTTGCAGCTTATTGTAGGCGATCCAAAGCATAGAGGGAACCGCATGCAAGAAATAGGTGAGATTAGTCGTAAGTTAAAACTGATGGCAAGAGAATTAAATGTATGTGTAGTTGCATTATCACAGTTAAGTCGTGCTGTAGAAAGTAGGCAAGATAAGAGGCCATTGCTATCAGATTTACGTGAGAATGGTCAAATTGAGCAAGATGCGGATTTAATAGCATTCTTATACCGCGAAGATTACTATGATCGTGAAACGGAAAATAAAAACATAACGGAAATTATTTTAGCGAAACAGAGAAATGGCCCAGTTGGCGTTGTTGAACTAGCATTCATTAAAGAATTTAGTAAGTTTGTAAATTTAGAGAGAAAGTTCATCCATCAACAGGAGGCTTAATCATGCTGTTACGTCAGGAAGTAGAACGTAGAAAACTAATAATCATTCGTAAATTATTGGGTTTAGGATTAACTGAAATTAACGGACAAACATTAGATCAACTAACGTTAACGCAGCTTGAAGGAATTTTAATTGCAAGCTTGCAGGTATTGGAGGGGAAAAACAGTGCCAAAGCAATTAACAATTTTTGACGTGGAACCAGTTGTATCATTTGATCCTAAGAAAGCTCGTATTCACCGTTTGAATTCAAAATTAAGATATACAGATGTGGTTGTACAAATCCCACGTCAAGCCAAAGCGATTGATGAATTAAAACCAACGACAGCGCCTGATGAGCGTTATGAGTTATTTGAAGATTATACAATTGGAATTTGGCGTTATAAGCGAGCGGAGGGTAAACAATTTGTATGGGAAGAAGCTGAAGAAATGTGTAAGCGAGCAAGAGATAAAAAAAAGCCGATTCCAATTCGGCTCCATTTATCACTTGAACAAGCATTTGTTCCAGAAAATGTTGTGCAATATCTATAGACAAATAAAAAAAGCTGAGATCACTCTCAACTTACTCCGACAAAGTAATTATAACATATGGGAGTGATATTGGTGGGAATTAGAAAAGAAAATCTTGTTGAAATGACAGCTGAAATAGATTTGAAAACAAACGGAATATATGTTGTTAAAAATGGTCAGGTCCAACTAATCGAGCCACCCCAAGGAGGATTTGGTGAACAATCATTTGTATATCAAAGTGGAAAAGTAATTCGTATGGAAGAACGGAAAACACAGTTACTTTAATTAAATCTGAAATTTGTTAAGGAAGATGGAAATTATGAAAATAATAGGAGAGTATTACAAAAAAATAAGGCCGAAATATTATTTTGGGCCTTATTGCAGTAGTTAGAAAATTATTTACTTAGTAGGTTGAAATTGTTGTGACATCTTGGCTAATTGGTTGAATTTTTCAGGGTCTTGGAGAGCTTGGGATAATAATACTTCCATCATTTTCATCTCTGGTTGAACTGTATTTTTTTGAATTTGATTCATTGCTAAATCAATTGTTTGTGCTGCTAGTTCATTATTACGTTCAATAACAAGTGATTTCAATTCAGCAAGGTTATCTTGAATGCTAAGTAAATAAGGAACAACATTTAATTGCCCTTGTTCAGATGTAGGTTGTACCGTTTGGCTGTTCTCCTCTTTCTCTTGAATATTGAACGATATGATTGTTTCACGCAAACGATTTTTAGCAGCATCTGCTTTCTCTAGGTCGTTTGTAGCATAGGAGATAGTTCGTAAATTAGCGACGTCAAATGGAAGCTTGGTTTCTTCTTCCACAATTGGAATTAACGGTTTTCCTAGAGCGTGACGAAAGCCCATTTCATAAAAGGCGTTAGGATTATGTTCAGTCATATCAGCAATGACTAAATCTGCACTATTTAAATGTTCAATGATAGTATTATCTATTCTGTCAACACTATGAAGTTTGTCGACTCGTGTAACTTTAAATTCAAGCTCATTACAAACAGGTTCAATAATATGTTTTAAAACGATATCAGAGCGTTTTCGCTGAGGTGAATCCTCACTTCCAATTGGACAAACAATAAAACAGTTTTTCATTAAAATTGTCTCCCTTAACAGATATTTTTTGTTTAGACATAATCTATGAAGTTCCTCTTTTGGGTATTAAAGGAATCTATTGTTATTTTAACACGAGGCGGTGAGAAAATATGGATATAAAAAGAAAATTGGAGAATATTGTTTGGCATATCGAAACAAACAGAGAAATTCTGGGCGATAAAAGAACATTGGATGATGTATGGAACGCTTTGAAAAGAATGGTAGAGAAATCAAAGAATGAAAATGAATAAAAACGTTATATAAAAGCAAAGAGCCTATTTNNAAATAGGCTCTTTGCTTTTAATAGCTAACTGCTCTAAGTTTGTCGGTTTTTGGTCATTTTGCTGATTTGCTTGTGCGCTTAGTTCGATAAGTAGATCGCGGTCTATAAGTAAAACATCATTGGCATTAGCGAATTTAACTACTTTTATTAGAATGCAAAATACTTAAACATTGCTTTAAAACAGCATCATTATTAAGAATAATGATGCAGAGTTTTTTTCTAGCTCTTGTTACCATTTGAAAGAGCATTTTTATATTATCATAATAGTAATCTTTTCTACTAGTTAGTCGATTTTCTTCATTGTAGAAAAAGTTAGAATCTATTACAACAATTACATTATCAAATTCTTGTCCAACAACCTGATGTGCAGTTTCATCTTGCCAGTTTTGAAATGCTTCATAAGGGTAATTTTGATGCAACCCAGGTGTATAATTTATTGCCTTCCATTCTTTTTCTGTAAGTACCTTTATGTAATCACTTACCGCAGATTTGTCTGAAAAGTAGTGCACAGAAATATTAGAATAATTCTGATGTGGATTTCTTTTTGATAAATCAAACAAATTTTTTATAAATGTTGCAATTTCCTTATTGGTTCTAATTTTCTGGGTTAACCGATAATGTTTAGGAGAGACTTCTTCTTTAAGGAATTGAGGAATATTTCTCTCGATTTCCCAGCTAGAAAGACATTGATTAGGATCAAATGAAAAAATACATTTTATATTTGTTTTATTAATTTCTGTGATTAATTCCTCTAATTGAATTTTATATATCCGTTGAGTTTCATCTATGATTATAAGATCATACTCATTTAAGTTATATTTTTGGTAATCTTTAATAGATGCAATTTCCCAATTAGAATCACGTATTAGTTTTTTTTGACCTTCATTTAAACTCCCGCAATGAAAAATAAGAACCCTTTTTGAGATATCTCTATATGCTTTTGCAATATCATAAGTGAGAAGGGTTTTACCTGTTCCAGCGTATCCTTCAATTGCAATGTAGCTAGGACCTGTTTCCTTATTGTAACTTAATATTTCATTTCTGAAATTCTCTTGTTGCTCAGTCAAAAAATACTTATTCTTTAAAAAAATCTCTGTAGAATTAAAAGGAGAAACGAGATACTTAGATGGGTCAAAGCAGCTATCTATGTTTTCAATTTCAATTAACATTTGTCGATTTAGCTGTATAAATAAGAAGGGAATTTCAATTTCTGCAAATTCCTCCTGTTCATCTAAGTAATAAAGTTTTTTTTCTGAGGCAACATAAGTGAATTGTAAAATTCTTTTGCTTAAAAAGCCCAAATAATATTTATTTCTTAAAAGCTGTTTCTTCATTCTATCTCCAGTATTCTCTCTTTTCAATTCTATATTTATAATAGTGTCTTCTCCAAAGCGTAAAAGATCGAATTCCCTACTAATTTGATTAATTTCGTATCCAACATAAAATCCTTCTACAATACTTAAAGTTTCAAAATGTGAAAAGAGTTCTTTAACTAAAGAATTTAAATCTTCAAGTTCAGCCTCTTTAATTTTGATGCCAAATTGTTTTTTATATGATTCAAAAATGGTAGGTTCTAGTTTTTGGTGAGCATTGACCAAAGATACTAAATTTATAGGTTTCACGATATTCTTTCCTCTCATAAGCATGATAATAATTTACAATATAAATTCACTCTATTTATAAAATATCATATTTAAATGTTATATGGTAAATATTAACGAAATAAACGCATTTACATTTTTCTAATTTATTTTTGGTTTTTTGTCAAAAATCTTATAAAAAGTAAAAAAAGTATAAGAAAATGATATAATAATAGCAATTAAACATTTAGTCCTACTGGAAGAACCCGCGGACATCGAACTATAAGAGCATTATTGATATTGCTCTGTAGTTTGGTGTCCGCTTTCTTGTTTTTATTAACAAAATATATAAGGGGTGTTTTTATATATGACGCAATTAACTTTCTTACCTAAAATTGATCGCAAAGCAACACAGGTTCGTGTAGAAGAGATTCTCGAAAACGTTCGTATTTATAGACAATTTGGGATGATTAGACATGAGATGAAGGTTACAGCATCTAGCGAAGTAAGATATCACGGTCCAACAAATATAGTAGGAAAACCAGCTGAAGATATCGCTTTAGCAAATGTTGCTATGAGTGAAAGAGAAGTTAATTTACAACGTTTATCTTTTCAAATTGAAAAGACATTAAGTCGCTTTAGTAAAAATCAAAGAGATATCATTGTAAAACGATATTTAGAAGATGAAGAGGTTTTTGATTACATGGTTTATAACGAAATTGGTATGAGTGAGCGTACGTATAGACGAAATAAATCTAATGCTTTTTATAAACTAGCTTTTGCTCTTAGATTAGAAGTATATGAGACAGAAGAAACTGGAGGTAATGAATAATGAATTTTGTTCAACCAATACGTGATCCAGAGCAAATACAGCATTTAAAAGAGTATTTTAAGGAAAAGAGCTTACGTAATTACATTCTCTTCATTATAGGTATTAATACAGGTCTCAGAATCTCAGATATTTTGAAATTGAAAGTAGGGGATGTTAAAGGCAGTCATATATCTATGCGAGAAAAGAAAACAGGGAAACAGAAACGAATACAAATTACTGCAGCACTGAAAAGAGAACTTAAATGGTTTATTATAGAAAGAGAAGACAATGAGTATTTATTGCAAAGCAGACAAGGTAAGAATCGTCCAATTGGTCGTAGCATGGCATATAAGATATTAAGTGGTGCAGCTGGAGAATTAGGATTAGATGAAATAGGAACACATACGTTAAGAAAAACATACGGGTATCACATGTACATGCAAACGAAAAACATAGCATTACTCATGGAGATATTCAATCACTCGTCAGAGAAGGTCACGTTACGTTATATAGGTGTTAACCAAGATGCAATGGATAAAGCAATGACTAGGTTTAAAATCTAA